CTTGCATTGTAAATGCAATGTTTTCGAAAGTTTGTCCACACAGCTTGTTCCTAATTATGTTTAGACAATGCTTATTACCATTTTTGTCTTTAACATAAATTGTTTCACTATTTAACTCTTCTGAAACTAAGTTGTTGTAATATGATTTCAACATTTGGACAGCTGGATACATCATCATTACAACTAATTTTGAAGCAGCACAAATAGGACGTGGTAGTTCTTCATGTTCGTATTGTTGGTCAGTGTAAAGGATCTCAGGAACTCTTGTTATTGTTTTCAATAGCACCTCATCTAGTTTAGGCATAACATTAACACCATTTTTAGCACCAATAGATCTAGCAAGTTCAGGTAGCTCCTGATAGTTAAAATTCTTATACAGCTTGGTAATCATTTCCATCCCCCTAGTGTATAGATGCTTAACACTGCTTTTTAAGTTATCATTTTCCATAAAATGTTCATAAATGGATTGAAAATAGCCAGTGTGCACAGAATTTATCTCATAAAGCGGCAAAGTTTCTCCTTCTTTTGCTTTTGGTGTTTTCTCATTTCTATAGTCGTCAAGGGCTTTTATGTCACGATAAGTGAAACCATGTTTTTCATGTATCCAAGATTTGTAGTTGCCATTCATTTTAGCTAACTCAACAGCTTCTTTTGGCAAGTAGCTCTTTGATAGTAAATCATCTTCTAGTTTCATTTCAACAACTTGCTCATCTAGATCGTACAAGTATTTATGATCCACTAAAGCATCTACTACGGGTTGACGTGCTACTTCAGCATCATTAATTAAGCGCAGGCTTAGTGCGATTTTCTGTCTCATGTATGGACTTGGCGAAATCAGTCTATGTAACATAGCATATGTGTTATAGGACTTACAACACAATGGATTCGTATAGTTGCCACCTAATGAATGTGTTTGTAGGGCAGACAGCTTCTTAGTGATAGTATCAGCAGCGAACAATTCTTGTTTCTTAATAGAATCTTTGAGACATAGATTTAAACGCTTGAGGTTCTCCAATTTTATGGTAAAACCAAATGACCTCAATTGTGCTTGTTTAATGATAGCATGCTTTTCAATTGCGGACAATATTTCCAATAAAGGAAATTTAGCTTCGTGAGACTTTCCTACTAATGGTATCTGATACATACCATCGCCACCATTTATATAATTGAGTGTTGTCAGTGATCTTGTCTTAACTAGTTCAGCTTCAAGTTTGTCTTCTTCGGCTTGTCTATCTTCAATTAATTCTTTAACAAATCTTTCTTTTCTACTAACCGTTC